CTCTCTTTCTTTATTTCTTTCTTTGCTTACTTTCTTTCTTTCTTTCTTATGGTGTAGTTTTTTATTATCAATCTTGTTTTACCGAAGCAAGAAACACAAAGCATAAACGCATTAATCAAAAGTATTTACCAATATCTTAAACCACCTTTTAAACTTTTGTAAATGTTCCGCTTTTAAGCCACCATACTTTGAGTTTAAGCCTATGTTACCCCTTAAGTAATATGTTTTCCTTAGTAGGTATATTATCGTTGCTTAGAAGTCAACTATTGAAGTCATAAGGTTTTACCTTAGTGTTTGATTGTATTACCTTAGTTCATATCCTTAATTAAAGAAAGGTAAAGCGATTAAGTTAAACCCAAAAAAGGCTTGGTGGTTACCCTCAGCCTACCAACTATTTCCCCCAGTACATACCTTTTTAGCTACGTTTTGTATTCAAAAGTACTGTTTGGATACGTTTTGTATTCAAGATCACCTTGAGCAATACGTTTCTGAATCAAAAAAGTAGGGGAGCAAAAGGGGTAGGGGTAGTTTGGGTTGGGTACCATCTAAAAAATTCCTAGGAAAAATCCATTAATACCTGTCAACACTATTTGAAATATTTATAGAAAAACAAAGAGTATAGTTTTTGTTTATGAAAGAATTACTATGTTTGTGCAGTAAACACTTATTTAGAATGAGTATAAATAAGGCAATTTTGGGCGGAACACTTGGTTAACTAATTAAAAATCAGTTAGTTAATGTTATTTAGATTCGTTCTAAATAAGAAAAGATATATATAGTATATATTATATTACTTAAGTATACTTAGTATAATAATAGGGTTGACCTAATTTAGATTTGTTCTAAATAACAAAAAGTGTCTAAAAAAATTCTAACCCAAATTCAAACCTTATAAACAATTACGTTTATGGAAGAACAAGAAGAAGTACCAAAAAAGAAGTACAACATTAATCCTAATAGCTTAAAGAACTTAAAGCCAATTCAACCTGGTGAAACAAGGAATCCTAATGGCAGACCTAAGAATATGTTTAGGCAAGTTATGGAGAGTGTTGATAAGAGTCTTAGGATTCGGATGAGTAAGCAAGATGTTGTTGATGTAGTAGCGATGGTTAATTCAATGAGTGTTGCTGATATTAAAGTGGTTGCTGCTGATTCTAATACTCCTGCATTTATTGCAGTTGTTGCTAATGCCATCTTAGGTGACATTAAGAACGGAGAGATGAAGAATAGCCAGTTTATGATTGAGTTTCAGCATGGCAAGGCATCACAAGCATTACACTTTGAAACTACCGTAAAGGAAGATGTATTAAACCCCAAATTATTAACAGATGAGCAGATCCGAGAACGACTTAGCCAAATTAGAGAGAGAGATATTGTTGAGGGAGATTTCGAGGAGATCACTTAAAGATTTCGTTCAGTACATTAAGCCTGATTATGAGATGCAATGGTTTCATCAGGTTATCTCTGAACACCTTGATTTGGTCTATGAGGGTAAGATTAAGAAGCTAATGATATTTGTGCCTCCACAACATGGAAAGTCCGAGTTATCTACAAGAAGTTTTCCTGCTTACCTACTTGGTCGCAATCCTGATTTAAAGTTAGCCTTAGCTTCCTACAATGCTACCTTAGCAGAACAATTTTCTACTGAAATCCAAAGAAGGATGCTAAGTGAGGAATTTAAACTACTTTATCCTGAATCTCGTATTGGTGAGAAAAAGGGTGAGGCAGTAAAGACTGCAGAGTTTTTCCAAACGGTTAACAGAAGGGGCTATTTAAGGGCAGTTGGTAGAGGTGGATCGTTAACTGGTACAGCAGTTGATATTGGAATCATTGATGACCCCTTAAAAGACCGACAGGAAGCACAATCAATTATCATTAAGGAACAGTTATGGAATTGGTACACCGATGTTTGGGAAACTCGTTTGCATAACGATTCTGCACAAGTTCTTATTCAGACAAGGTGGTATGATGATGACTTAGCAGGTAGATTACTTGAAAGGGATGATGACTGGACAATTATTGAGTTCCCTGCTATTCGTGAGGGTGCAGAGAACACTTATGACAAAAGAGAGGTTGGTGAGGCTTTGTGGCCTGAAAAACATTCACTTGACAAATTATTAAAAGTCAAGAAGAATGAGCCATTTACTTTTGAGTCACTTTATCAGCAAAACCCTAAGCCAAGTGTTGAATCCTTGATTTATCACGATTGGCAACCTTGTGAGTTCTTTCCGAAGGATGCAGAGGTTGTATTTAGTGGTCTTGACTTTGGATTCTCTAATGACCCTACTGCGTTGGTAAGAATTGCCAAATTGGGAAATAAGTTATACCTTGATGAAGTTATTTACGAGAAGGGATTAACTAATGCCGATTTGATTAAGAAAATCAAGATGTATCCAAGTAAACTCGGTGAGATTTACTGCGATAGTGCTGACCCTAAATCAATTGAGGAATTAAAGAGAGCCAATCTTCCTGTTAAGAAAGCAGTTAAAGGTAATGACTCTGTTAATGCTGGTATCAGTAAATTACGAGAATACGAAGTGTATTACACGAGGCGGTCAAAAAACATTAAGAAAGAGGTGGATAACTACCAATGGATGATGGTCGGGGGTAAAACTATTAACAAACCGATAGATGACTTTAATCATGGACTTGACTCGATCAGGTATGCCGTTTACTCAAAGTATTCAAAGAAAAAACTCTTAATTTTTTAAACAATGGGATTATTCGATTTTTTTACTGGCAAGAAAGCCATAGATGTACAAGGTGTCAAACAATGGCAACTATTTGGTGGAGGCCAAACATATTCCTTGTACAGTACTGATTATCGTGATGCGATTAACAACGGATACGACAAGAACGTAGATGTGTACGCAATCATTGATGATATTTCTTCTCGTGCGGTAGAAGTTCCTTTGGAACTATACCAAACAAGCAAGATGCAAATTAAATCCGCTAATAAGGTTAAGGCTTTACTTACAAGACCTACTGACCGTAGCATGATGGAGGCTAATTCAATTATGAAGAAGTCTATGAAGGAATTAGAAGAACACCCATTATTGGCTTTACTTAAAAGACCTAATGGCTATCAAACTTCTAAACAGTTTTTTAATGCTTTATTCTCGTATGACCTATTATTGAAAGATGTAGGTATATGGGGCGAAGAAGATCCAATCAAACCAGGAAAGATTGCAAGACTTCACGTTATAGCCCCACACGATTATGATATCATTACTGATGGTTTTAGAAAGATTGTTAAGTATAAGATTAGGTCTATTAATCAAGAGGTTGATCCTCAATTCTTTTTATCGTTCCGTAGTTTTAATCCCACTTTTGATAACCAAAACTCTGTACATCGTGGAGTGTCACCTTTAAAGGCAGGTTCTCGTGTTTTGCAGAAAGCTAATGCAGGAGAAGAAGTTGCTATTGAGAACTTTGAAACTCGTGGTGCAGTAGGATTTGTGTACAAGGATGATATTAACGTAGAAGATTTAGATTCTAATGAAGTACAAAACTTAGAAGATAGAATGTACGATAAGATTTACAATTCTTCTTCTAAGGGTCGTGTACAATGGTCTAATGCTAAAGTTGGTTTCACTAAGCTATCAACTACTAACATTGACTTGGATTTAAGAGCAATGAGTAAGTTATCTACAGAGCAGTTGTGTCGTTTATGGCATTACCCTTATGTGTTGCTAAATGCAGACAACTTAACTGAAAGCAACTTGGCACAATTTATCCGTAGAATGATTATTAACTGCGTTGTGCCTATGCAATCTCGTGTGTGCGAAGGCTTACTAGAGTGGCTTGCTCCAAGTATGGGTATGAATCCTTCACAATACGTTTTACGTTTTGATGTGGATGCTTATCCTGAAATGAAGCAGAACTTCTTGGATGCAGCTTCAATCTTAGAGAAATTAGATGGTGTGCTTACTCAAGATGAGAAACGTGTATTTATGGACTTTGAGCCAACTAACGATCCAGTAATGAATCAAGTTTATATTCGTTCTAATCAAGTGACTATTGGTAGCCTTAACATTGACCCAACTGAAATTGGTTCGATGGTTACGGATGAAGATAATTAACATGG